ATTAAAAGTTAATTAAAAGACTTCAAGCAGAAAATTTTGCTGTGATATTGATGTCAGAATTTGGAATAGATTTGAAAGATCAAAACTATTCGGATGAAGTGGCCATGTTAGAAAATGTGAGTTTGAGACAATGGGCAGCTATTATTAAAAATGCTGATCATTTCTTAGGTTGTGACAGTGTGGGACAACATCTGGCCTATGCTGTGGGAACACCCAGCACAGTGGTATTAGGACCAACATATTCAATCAATACTTCTTATCCCAATTGTGAGTTTTTTAATATATTAGACATGGGCGAACTTGATAGAGAATATGACCCTATAAGAATTACCATGGATGAAAGAATCAGCAGAAAAAACGAATTATTAATGAGTATGAATGATGAAATAGAAGAATTTACTATAGGAACAATACTAGGAAAGAATAAAAATGAAAAATAAACCCACAGGATACATAGCAGCTATTGCTAGAGGACACAATTCAGGAGTTTGTCTATTGAAAGATGGACAAGTAGTTTTTTCTATTGAAGAAGAAAGATTAAGTAGATCCAAATACGATGGTGGCCCTTATGCCAGCATGATTGAAATACTCAAATACACAGATAAGATAGATTACTTGATTGTAGCACACACTCAAAAACTCAAAGACACTGCAGGCAGAGTGGACTTTTCAGGAGATGATGTTTATACTGGGTTGGCTCGTAAATTGGGATTGATTGACAGAACAGCTGATGTTATGAATCACCCTCAAGTGATTGATTTAAGTCATGTCCATCATAAACTTCATGCTGCTTGTGCTTTTTATAGATCAGGTTGGAATGATGCAGTGGCTGTGATTGTGGATGGAGCAGGAACATTTATTCCTATTAGCAATAGTATTCAAGGACAAACCACAGTTTGGGAAGTAGAATCAATAGTAAATTGCAACTATCCTTCGAATTTTCACACACTATACAAACACTATGGAAATAAAGATCCTATGGTAGGAGCTATCTTTGATAATTTTGCTTCAGACATCACAGACGAGGCGGGCAAAACACATCAAGCCGTATTCTCTGACAGAGCTGGTATTGTAAAAGTTTATGAAGCCGTGACACAGTATTGTGGATTTATGCCCATTGAAGCCGGCAAAACCATGGGATTATTTCCTTATGGAAAACCCAATGATAAAATTCCAAAATTATTTGAAGACAATTCTAAATTGCCATTGTCCAATAGAAATTTAATTGTGCCTACATATCCCAATGCTGGTTATGTGAATTTACAGATATTTGATTATCTTTGTGACAATATAGACACAATTTATGATGATGTCACAATTTTACAAAATAGAAGAGACATGGCGTATGCTTGTCAAATGGAAACTCAAGAGCAAGTTTTAAAATTAATTCGTAAAGCAGTGGCCATGAGCAATAATAAAAAAGTAGTGTTGTCTGGAGGATATGGATTAAATTGTGTGGCCAATTATTATTATTTAGAACATTTAAGAAAAGAAGGTATTGAATTTTATGTGGAACCAATATCTAATGATGCTGGCACAGCAATGGGAGCAGCATTGATGTTTTATCATCAAATATCTGCTGACAAAACTCCCAAAGTTCATGATACATTATACTTGGGTCCTAAGAGAGAATACACCTTATCTGACCTTGAAGTAAGAATCAAAGACAATAATAAAATCATAATATCAGATGCTACACATAAAGATGTTGTTAAATTAATGAGATCAAAAAACATAGTGGCCATGTTCCAAGGCAGATCAGAGAACGGTCCTAGAGCATTGGGTAATAGATCCATATTGTTTGATCCAACATTCAAAGACGGAAAAGATTTTGTTAACACAGTTAAAAATAGAGAATATTTTAGACCATTTGCTGGAACCATACTGCAAGATGATGTGCATGAATGGTTTGATCTGCGTGGCATGAATGATTCTCCATTCATGATGTATGCTGTGAATTGTCAACCAGGAGTGGCAGAAAAAATTCCTTCAATTATTCATGTGGATGGCACTTGTCGTATACAAACAGTTACTGAAGAACAAAATAAACATTATTACGATCTGATAAAAACATTCAAAGACGAAACAGGTATACCTATATTGTTTAACACTTCGTTTAATTTGGGTGGAGAACCTTTGGTAGAAACTTTAGATGATGCAGTTAGAACCCTGGAAAATTCTAAAATAGAATATCTTTATTTGCCAGAATTTAAAAAATTATTATACATACCTAATTAATCATATGAATTCAGCATTTTTTATCAACGGTGGAGCAGGTAGAACAATATGTTCTATACCAGCACTGGAAAATTACGCCAAAGAAAATCCCAAAGATGATTTTATTATAGTGTGTGAAGGCGGTACAGATTTTTACAAAGGACATCCTATATTGCATAATAAAGCATATGATGTGTGGCACAAAAATATATTCAATGATTATTTAAAAGATAGAAAATTATATTCTCCAGAACCATATAGAGTTTGGGAATACTACAATCAAAAATGCAGTATCAGTCAAGCATACGACATAGCAATTAATAAAAAAGGTGTGAGGGAATTACAAAGACCTAAAATATATCTATCCAAAGAAGAATTGATATTTGCTAGACAAATGATTAGTGAGGTTAAAGAAAAAACTAAAAAAGAAAAAATTGTAGTGATTCAACCTTTTGGAAGAATTATGTCTAAAAAAGAAGAGGATTTTAATGACATCAGTGGTAGAAGTATTGAGATAGAAAATTTAAAACATATCATAAGACAACTGGGCAAACAGTATGGCATAATATTAATGAGCGAATTTCCTTTGGATTTTGCCAAAGATGGAATTAATTATCCCATAGCTATACCACAAAATGTACACATTAGAATTTGGTCTGCTGTGATCAAAATGGCTGATCATTTCTTAGGTTGTGACAGTGTGGGTCAACACATAGCTTATGCTTTTGAAAAAACTGCCACGGTATTAACAGGAGCAACGTTTCCAATAAATGTTTCATATCCAAATGAGCCCAAATTTGATGTGATTGATTTGGGCAAAGAACGTAGAGTTTACAGTGCCATAAGAATAACCATGGATGAATATGCTGATCGCACCAATGAAGGCATAATGGAGATGGATTCTGAAATAGAAAATAAAGTTGTACAATCTGTAAACAGTTTGCTCAAACACGGTTATAAAAAAAATAAAAAATAATATCCCTTCAAAACGACCTTAAAGAATAGGTAAATATTAGCATGTTCAATGTGAATAATTTATTCGGCAAAGGTTTAAAAAACACTCTATTATTAAAAAATGGGTTGAACTTTTCTATCAATGGTCCATTCACTGTGGTTAGAACAGACACTGTGTTGGACCGATGGGATTTGACCAGTATTTCTGGTGCTGAATACACTTTATTAGTGGACTTTGACAACAACAATCGAGAGATGATTAGATGTTTGCTTGTGGGCAATCCTTCCAATGCCACTGTTACAGTGTATGGTAGATCCACTGTGGGTGACCCTTTAATAAACCTAAGTGCTACTGTGAGTGAATCTTATGTGAAATTGATTGTTAATCCCACCCAGAATGCCTATTCTGGAGCCAAAGTTATATTTCAAGCCACGTATTTTGAAACACAGAATCCTTTACAAAAATAGCAAATTAAATTGTCCACAAACTGATAAATATTAGCAAATCGGAGATAGAATGGCTATAAATTACAATCCTTTTGAGTCGCAATCAGGCTTTATAAGCCCAGGATTTGTTGTGGATGAATTGGGTAATATTGTTACCAATGGTATCACAACCACCGGTACAGGAACTGCAACATTCACTTCTATCATAAATTTAGGAAATTTTATTTCCAATGGATTAAATGCTGACATACAATTAAATCCTACGGGAATTGGTTCTGTTTCAATATCTCCCGCCGTTGTTACGGGTTCTATCAGCAACATGAATATTACTGCTGTAAATTTTACAGCCACAACCACTGTAAATTTAAACAGTTCAGGCAATGTAAACATCAGTCCCACAGGATCATTGACTATTAATCCATCCAATATTGGTTCCATAAACAATGTGAACATAGGTTTTTCAAATCCTGGCACAGCAAATTTTTCTAATCTAACTGCTGATGACGTGAACGTTGACACAGGATCAATAGATTTATTAAATAACACTGAACTGGGAACTGTTGTGCCTCGCAACGCTGGATTTTTAACTGCCACAGCAGAAAATAATCCTACAGAAGAAAATCATTTAACAAGAAAGAAATACGTAGATACAAAAGTAACAGCTTTAGCAATAGCATTGGGTGCATAACATATGGCAAAAAAACAGATAAAAGATTTTAAATTTGTACCAGGAGCAATACCTCCTGCCTATAATGCATATCCCAACACTGTGAATTTAATCACTGCCAACAAGGATTATATCATTGCTGAAGTGATGGAATATTTGCAAGTTGCTTCAGGCACTCCCAGTTCACCTCCCGCAGCATATCCTAATACCATTGCTCTTTTGACCAACAATAAAAATTTTATCAAAGAAGAAGCCACTGCTTGGATTGCTAATCAGGTAGCAAGTAACACAGCACCTTTTGTGGGATATATCTACGATGCAACCAAATGTAAAAGAGATATAGGATATTTGGTTGATGCTTGGTTGATTGATTTGGCTGGTGGTGGTAATGCTGAAACTATTAGAATTGGAAGACAATATTGGTTGAACGGTGATCCTCAATTATTAAATCCCACTCAAGAAGCAGCAGTTTATTCATTCATAAAAAATTTAGCTACTAATTATATTTTTACAAAAACTGTTTGGACCACTTTACAATCACCTGTGGTTGCCACTCAAAATACTTCAGGCACTGCTGCTGAAGCAGGTGGAATCACAAGATTTCAAACTTTAATTGACATTGTTGTTTATTTGATCACTGATGGATTGTCTGGATTGACCAGCATTGTTTCCAATTATAATTCTTTGTATGTGGGTTACACTTATGATGAAACAAAATGTTCTAGAGACACTGAATACGTGATTGATAGTTACATTTATGATTTGACTTACGGTGGAAATTCATCCACTTATTACACAGCATCTAGATATCAAATATTAGGAGTTATTCAAGTAAACAATTATCAAGTAGAAGTTCAAACTCAAACATTTGTTAGAGATCTTATCACAAATTATATCTTATTAAACAAATATCATGCCAATTATCAATTAGCAGAAGAACAAGTCACAACCAATAACAACGGTGAAGCTGCTGGTGTTACACGAGTGACCACATTGGCCAATATTGTTATTGATACCATTGACGATGGACTGAGTGCATTGCCTACTGCAGTGGTTCCAAATTCACAAAATGGTGGATTAATGCCTAATGCTATTTCATTATTAGAATCCAACAAAAGATTTATTCAAGAAGAAGCTATTGCATATATTCAATACAATGTGGACAACGATATCAGTCCCTACGTTTATTACACATACAATTCAGAAAAATGCAAACGTGATGTGAGTTACATATTGGAAGGTTACATCACTGATTTAAAACATGGCGGTAATAGACAAACAGTTTTTAATGCCAGCAAATATTGGGAAAATGGAGTGCCTCAAGTGGATGGCAGTCGTGATCCTGAAATATATGCTCATACTTTTATAAGAGATTTGATTGACAATTACATTTGGAGCAACGCTTCTTTTTCTCCTTATCAAACAGCAATCAGTCAAGTGATTGACAACAATATCACTGTAGAAACTTTTGCTCCTACCAGATTAAAAGAACTCAGCAACACTATATTGGATGTGATTGAAAGTGGAGTAACATATTTGCCAGCAGTGTTATCCAACAGAGGATATGTCAAAATACCAGGATTTTATAAATTAAAAGATTTCTTGTTAATAACCAACACATCTAGAAATCAAATCATGTACAGTTTTGCTGATCCGGCTTCAGCAGCTGAAGTCACATATTCTGAAAATTATGACAGTGATTTTCCAGGAGCATTGTACGGCACGGATAAAATTACCACCATAACATTTGATGTGGACACCAGTAACATGATGGTTACTGACAACATTCAAATATTTGTAGAAAAAGCAGAACAAACGGTGAGATTAAATCCTATAGCCACAGATGCTATGGAAAGAATGAAAGTGGGTATACCACAATCCATGTTGGATGCTGACTTTGAATATGGATTGCAACCTACCAAATGGCAAGCATTATCATTGATGAGAAACTATCCATCATTGTATGAAATACCAGGATCAGATATTGCTGTGACCAACGTCACAACAGATGCATCAACTGCTACAGGTGGAGTTGGATCCAGTTTAATCACAGTGACCACACTGTCTTCACATGGTCTTTCTGTGGGATCACCATTCACTATCAAAGCATTGGCTAACTCTATTTCAGGATTTGGTCGTGCTGAAGGAAGTTTTTTAATTAGTGAAGTTTCTGATACAAATTCATTTAAATTTTATGCAAAATCTAAAGTGGGTACCTCCAATGGACAAGTGTTGGCTTCCACATATACTCAATTAAGAAGAGCTGGATATTACACCGGTGCTGGAGTGGGATCTGCTACTTTTTCAGTTTACTCAGCAGGATCCACAGGCACAATGACCACCAGTCTTATCACAGCATCTGGAAATGATTTCATTGGATTCACCGGTACACCTGCTCCCATAGGTGCTCCTTTAACAGGATCAGGCATAGTGTCTGGAACTCAAGTCACAGCAGTGACAGGTCCGGGTGGCACAGCAGCAAGTACCACATTGACCACATTGGCCAATATTGGTGATGCAACGCTGGTTGTAGATACAACTACTGATATCAGTCCTGGGTTAATATTTGATCGAGGAGATGGTGTAGGTGTATTGATCACTGATGTCACAGGTAACACCGTGAGTTTGAGTGGAGCATTAACATCAGCCATCATAGGATCATCTGCCACATACACAGGTTTAACACAAGCTGCCACATCAGGCTCAGGATCTGGTGCAGTGTTCACTGTGTCCAGAAGTGGTGGAATTTACAGTGTTTCGTCAACCAATCCAGGCACAGGATACACAGCTAGTGACACTGTCACAATCGTTGGCGCTAATTTGGAAGGAACTACTCCCGCTAATAATGCCACCATCACTGTGGTTTCAGCTGATCCTAAAAATCTTGTGAGCTCATTGAATAATTCATCTTTGGTGGGAGGCACAGGGTACAGTGATGCTTCAGGTGTAGCTACCACTGCATCAGCTTCGGGCACAGGACTTACAGTAAATATTGTCACAGATGGTTTGGGAGTGATCACTTCCGTGACTCCATTGGCTCCTGGTCAAACCTATTCTGTGGGTGAAACTATCACCATCACTGGTGGTGGTGGCAATGCTACTATTCAAGTGTCTTCACTTACTCCAGGAGGTCAAATCACCAGCGTGTCCGTTGCAGGCACAGTGGTAACTCCTCCAAGCAAAAATTTCATCAGTGCTATCACAATCAACACTCCGACCAGTGCTCAAATTGCCAGTGCCAGCAGCATAACATATTCTGCTATTGCTACCATTCAAGTAACTTTTGCTTCCAATCACGGATTTGTTCCAGGGGACAGTATCACAGTATCTATCAGCAGCTCAGGAACCAATGCTCAATTGGCATCTGGAGCATATTATGTGGAACAAACTCCAACTCCAACCACAATTAGATACACAGCCAGAGCAGCAGGTTCTATAGTAAACACATTGACTGGAGTGGTTTATGCCAGACCAGACAGTTATTTTGTACACAGACCATTCGATGGTGGAGTACAATTAGGCACAGGTGGACCAGCACACGGTTCCACAGCAATACGTATGAGTAAAAAATACATACGTTATCAATCAGGTAAAGGTGTAATGTACAATACAGGAGCTCTATTTGCTCCCAGTTATGATTTACGCAGTTTAACTGCTGCAGCAACCTCAGTGGGTTCAGTGGTAACTGTGGTCACTGATGACACTGATCACGGATGTCAGGTAGGTGCTCAGGTGGCTATTTCCGGAGTTAGCACTTCAGGATTCAATGGAGTGTACACAGTTTCAGACATTGTGGATGAAAGAACATTTAGATTTTTAGCAAATAAAGTTTTAGGAGCAACTTCGGCTGTATTAAGCAGTCAGTGTCAAATGTCTGTGAAAAACTGGCATGGAGCCACAGTCAGAGCTGGTATATTTGATGATCAGAACGGTATGTTCTGGCAGTATGATGGAATTAGAATGGCTGTGGGAAGAAGATCCAGCACATTCCAAATTACTGGAACTGTTAATATTGCTGCCAACAATAATTTGGTCACTGGTACCAACACAAGATTCACTCAACAATTAGCAGCTGGTGATAGAATTGTTATCAAAGGAATGAGTCACGTGGTCACTGTGATCAGTAGTGACACTTCTCTGACTGTGGCTCCAGATTTTAGAGGCGTGGCAGATGTTGCCAATGTTAAAGTTTGTAAAACTGTTGATATATTGGTGCCTCAAGAAGCATGGAATCAAGATCAATTGAATGGTTCTGGACCATCAGGATACAACATCGATGTGACCAAAATGCAAATGATAGGAATTCAACACACATGGTATGGTGCAGGATTTATTGATTTTATGCTGAGAGGATCTGAAGGTAATTACACATTTGCTCATAGATTCCGTAATTCCAACGTTAACTCTGAAGCATACATGCGTACAGGTAACCAACCAGTGCGTTATGAAGTTATCAACGAAGGTACACCAACTCGATTGTCTGCTGCTATTAATTCTTCAGTTACTATTATACCTTTGGATTCCACTTATTGGTTTCCTGATGCAGGTACTGTGATCATTGACAATGAATTGATTAGATACACTGGAAGAACCAACACATCACTAACAGGATGTACCAGAGCAGCCACTTTAAGTCAATTTGTGGCAGGATCTCAAAGAACATTCACTGGTGGATCTGCCACTTCACATTTGGTTAGAGCTGGAGTGATATTAGTCAGCAACACTGTGACTCCAATCATCAGTCACTGGGGATCAGCATTTATGATTGATGGTCAATTTGACAGTGATCGTGGTTATATCTTCAACTATGCTGCCACAGCATTGTCAGTAACATTGGAGAAAAAAACAGCATTCTTAATACGTTTGGCTCCTTCGGTTTCCAATGCCACTGTGGGAGATTTGGGAGAAAGAGAATTACTAAACAGAGCTCAATTATTATTGGGATCAATATCAGTGACATCAGACACTCCAGGAGTAGATCCATTCCAAGGCAACGCATGGACTTCGGGTGGAACTGCCACTTCAGGATTGTATTATTCTTATGTTTTTAACACAGTTAAAAACTGGTATTTGGCAGGTGGATCTGGCACATTCAGCAGCACAGCACCCACATTCACCACAGGTGTAGGAGCCAGTGGAACATATGGTGTTACTTTAACCTATGCAGGTTCAACTCCAACAGCAGGTGCTATCGTTATAGAAGGAGTTTTAAATGCTTCAAATTATCCTACTGATCCTACGTTGATCACTTGGAACGGATTGAGTTCACAAGCATCAGGAGGACAACCAAGTTTTGCTCAAATTGCTTCGGGGGGTTCAGTGACGTGGGGAGGAAGTAACTATACCACAACAGCCACAGTGCAAGGACAATTTACTAACACATTAACAGCAAAATCATTTGCTGCCAGCACAACCAGTTTAACTGCCACATCATTCAGTGCTGTGACTCAAACAGCATCAGCAGCTTCTTTTGCTACAACCACATCAACCACATACAATTCAGCATTGTCCAATACTAGAACAGATTTTTTAATTACCACTGCTGCTTATGATGCTTTGACCACTCCATTGGCAGCGGGAGATACCATATCAGCCACCACATACATCACAAGTGGTCAAACTATTTCTTCTGTGACTAGAAATTTTATCACATTGGCTGGAACACCTTACACAAGAATTGTTATGAGTGCTGTTGCCAACGCTCTTTCACCAGCAGCCGCTACCAACAATGGAGCCAACATCACTGTGACATTTACCAGCTCTATGGCAGCAAGATACAACACAGCAATCAGTGCTGCTAGATCAGATTTCTTATTTCCTCAAACACAATATTCCACAGCAATATTAAGTAATGATTTATTGTCTGCTGTAACTTTTATTACTGGTGGACAAACTGTTTCTTCTATATCTCCTAGTTACACCACTATTGCAGGAACTGTGTATGCTAGAATAGTGATGAGTACTAATGGCACAGCTACCAGTGTGGCAGGAACAGGAAATAATGTTACAGTGACCAGAACCAGTGCTGCCACAGCCACATACGGTTCAGCATTGAATACTACTCGATCAGATTTTTTAATCACAGATTCTTCTTACACAGGCACAGGTATTGCTGTGGGAGATATTTTAAGCATAGGAAACTCAAGCACTTTTACATTAAGCAATGTGACCACAACAGGCACCGGTGGTCAATTTGCTTGTGATTCAACCACATTATTTGTGAATATGACTGTGAGAATCACTGGCACCATTGGTGGCAGTGGTAGTATATCAGGATATTCCACAGGCAATCTGTATTACATTGTGACCACTAATGGTTCAACTACATTTACACTATCAGCCACTCTTGGTGGAGGGGGTATAACAACCACAGCAGGAACACCAACTGGATTGACTTACACCGTGAACAGTTTCATCAGTGGAGCTCAAACCATAACAACCATAACAACAGGTTACATTACTATTAACTCAGTGTCACACACACGTATTGTGATGAGTGCTCCGGCCAATCTAACATCTGTGAGTGGTGCCAGTCAAGATATTACTGTTACTGTGACAGCCACAGGATCGGCAGCCACTTATACCACCACCAGTTATCTATTCTTTACATCTACCAGTTGGTTGTCTTCAGGAGCCACAGTGGGAACCAGAGTGGCCAGTTCTTACACAGGATTTCCAGCAGGTACTTCGGTAAACGCTGTGACCACAAGAATATTTGGAGGTACCACAGTATACAGAGTTTCATTTACTCAATCAAGTACGACCACAATTGCAGCAAGTGCAACTCCCATTTTCCAATTTGGAGCTCTTTATGCATTGCCAGGAGAGACAGTATTTTCATTTGTGTCAAACCCAGGCAGCACAGACACATTATCATTGGTTGAATTAAAAGAATTAACTGCAACCACTATTGGTGGCCGAGGAGCATTTCCAAATGGTCCTGACGTGTTGGCCATTAACGTTTACAAAGTATCAGGTACAACTGCCACTGCCAACATTATTTTGCGTTGGGGTGAAGCTCAAGCGTAATTATTTTTCAATATTATTGGCGACTATTTCTTTGGATTGACTGTCACCTCTGATAATTCTATAATTATCGTTGGGGTCATCAGCAGTGCTCACTTCAGTCACGCTGCCAAAATCACTCAAACATTCCAGTTGATGTGGCATTAACGGACTGTTTCTCCAAGTGTCTCCTGGTTTTAATTCTTTTTCTAATAACGTGGCATTTTGTGTGTCTATCCAACGCAATTTAAAATTGCCTTCATTCACAAACCAGCTCTCATCTTTATTCTTATGAAAGTGCATGCTAAACTTGGCATTTTTGCGTGTGAAACACATTATTTTGCCACAATATTGTTCATTGCTGGCCCAAATAATTTCGTAACCCCAACCTTTATCTACTTTGCCTTCTTTATTGATTATCATTTTATCTCCAATTGTACGACATTATCATAGCCATATACTCCATAAGCAAAAAAATTAAATGCCACAGAATATCTCACTTGATCGCTGTTATTAATCTCTACTGAATGTTCCAAATTGGATGGAAACATCACCATACTGTGTTGAGTAGGATCCACAGGCCATCCATTACCAGTGATAGGATTGGGAGAAGTGATAGTAATATCCAATGTTTCAGAAAACACATTATCAAAATGTTTTCTTTTATGAAATATTATTCTGCCAGAATTTGCTGTGGATTGTAGGTACAATACTCCACTTAATAAACTATTGCTGTGCGAGTGCATCCAACAATCTTTGCCCGGATCCTGTCTTGAAACCCAACTGTTGGTCATTCTAAAATCTAATTTTTTTGATACTCCCAAACAATTGTGCAAAAATGCATGCACTTGTTCTGTGATTTCTTTTTTTAATGGAGCACAAATAGGATTGTCTAAAATATTTAAATTACGATTGGTAGATGTACTCATAGGTCTTACAATAACATCTTCATGATTGATTAAAAAATCTTTTATTTCTGTAGTGACTTGTTTCATGGCAATTTTACCCACAGGTACAGCAAACAAAGGCAGTAATTCTAATTCACCCAATTTAAACATAATATTTTATTTAAGTTATTCAGTTTTGATACACAGCAACATTGATTATAAACTGTTTCCATTGTGTTGATCTTCCAGCCAATTTAAGTGTTTGAATCGATCCATATTGGTCAAATCCAATGATTTGATTTGTTCTGATCTAATGGTGTTTATAAATTGGTTATCCAATGTTATTTTTAATTTTGGTACCACATATTTTTCCAACCATTTTAAATATATTTGAGAAGTAGGATGAAGATCTCTCACTTGTTCTTTTACATAATTTTTAAATGTTTTACTATAGGTTAAAAACATGGAGTCTATTCCTGTGTATCCTAATGTGTCAACAAACCGTTGAATAGGATCAATCCAAACATCTTCATCAAACAATTTCTTATAAAAATTTAATTCTGGATACTGTTTGATATCTTTTGTAAGATCAGTAGAACTGGTCATAAACCAAACACATGATTGATTTTTTAATAAATTAATACCTAAATTTATAAAATTCATTGTGTGCATGATATAACTGAATTCATCCCAATATTTTAATATAAAACTATTGGGGACATCTTTTTCGTGAATTAAAACATTACCACCAGCACGCCAACCTTGAAATTCTTTTTTATTATGAATATCGTGTCTATGAAAATCTGTCCATTGCACAATCACTGTGTCATCTTTGGTCAGTTTATTTTTTAATAAGCATTCAGACAATCTTTCTACTATGCCTCTATTGCCTATACCGCGCACAGACCAATTTTCATAATGATCATAAGTAGTACCCAACATGTCAGCCCAAGTGGGCCAATAATAATTGGTATAACTACAACCAAATGTAAACAATCTTTTAGTCATTTAAATCAAGATATTCTTTTATAGTTTTAAATTTTATATTCACATGAGACTCTAATAAATCTATGTCAGCACAAGTGTAACTTTGATATTGTGCTTTCAATTGATCAGGCATGGGTATTAATTCTATACGAGCATTATATTTTTTAGCAATCATTTCTGCCACAGCAGCAAAACTCACAGGTATTCCTGTGCCTACATTAAAAATACCACTCACATCTTTGTTTAGCATTTGTTCATGTACGTCACAAACATCATCCACGCACACAAAATCTCTCTGATAATTTTCACTTTTTTCAAAAATTTTAATTACTCCTGTTTGTTGAGCTTGTTGAATAAATTTTGAAACTGGTGATGCTTGGTTTCCTTTGTGATCTTCATATGCTCCATACACATTAAAATATCTAAATCCTTGTATTAATATGTTATATTCATTGTAAGGAACAGATTTGATCATTCTATCGAATAAAAATTTACTCCAAGCATAAGCACTTTGAGGAGACATGGCAGCACTTTCTTTAAAATTTTTAGTTTGTCCATACACGCTGGCTGAACTGGCATATTGAAAATTAACTCCAGACATATCACACAACTGAAATAGTCTATAACTAAATTCAAAATTTTGAATCATTATTTTTTCCACATCTGTTTCGGTGGTGCTGCTGATAGCACCCAAATGTATCACTTGATCATATTTGGCTGGATCTGGAAACACATTGGGAATATAATCATATCCTTCCACTGTGTGTCCTTTATGCACCAAATATTTAAATAGATTTTGACCTATAAATCCTTTGTGTCCTGTGATTAATATTCTCATGATTGCAATCTATCTATAATTTTTGTGGTGGAAAATCCTTCCACTGTGGGAAATATAATCACTTGTGCCAATTCATTGCCCACTGTGGTGGCCACTGTGTAATCCCCACCTTTAACAATGATGTCTGGTTTAATTTCTTCTATGATTCTTTGTGGAGTATCTTCAGCAAATATTACCACTTCGTCCACCCAAGGCAACATTTCCAATTGACGTTTTCTTATGGCATAATCATTTACTGGTCTGCCCTCACCTTTTAATCTATGCACACTGGTATCATCATTTATACCCACTATTAATTTTTTACCTTGATTTCTAGCAAACTTTAACAATTCCAAATGTCCTGTGTGCAGTATATCAAACACTCCATTGGTCCATACTACTCCTTTGTTTAAATCTTCTTTGGTGACAGGCACAACACCAAATTTTTCCACATTTCTTGCCGCAGCATAACAAGCCAATTCACAAGCACGTGGCACCGTCATGCCTCGCTTGATACCATATGCTATCACGGCCAACACAGTGTCTCCTGCTCCTGTGACATCTGCCACTTCTCTCACAGGTTCTTTCACATGTGAGTATGATCCTTCTTTGGAAACAATATGAATACCTTTGGCTCCATCAGTGATCACCAGCCATGACCAACGGTGTGTTTGAGCAAATTTTGCAGCTGAATCTACATCAAACGCACCATTCCAAGACTCATATTCTTTCATATTGGGTTTTACTAAAAATGCTCCATCATAATAGTCAGCACTTTGTTTAGGATCTACTAGTACCCACTGAGTTTTTTCTAAAATACTTTTTACTGTGTGTGATTTAATAACTCCTTTGGCATAATCACTGATTAATACCATGCTTTTTTCTGTGAGAGAAAGTAACAGTTGAGATAAACAACTGTCTTTGGTATATTGTTTTTCTCTATCCCAACGCAGTATGTGCTGACCCCTTTGTTCAACTAATCTTATTTTTGTAGTGGTAATAGGAGCATCTTCTGCTATGGATAGAAACACATTGCTGTTTTTTAATAAATTAACCAACCCGTATCCATCTGTATCTTTGCCCACTGCTCCATACAATTGCACATCATTGTAAATGGCAGCCACATTCACTGCTAAATTAGCAGCACCACCTGGAGAAACTTTTTGATTTTGTTCTAATAAAATAGGAATAGGTGCTTCAGGTGACATGCGATCAGCAGTGCCTACGATCCAACGATCCAGCATTATATCGCCGATTATTTTGATCATTATAGAAATTTTAACATCTTGAAAACTGTTTCCAGTTTCATTTGATTAGTTTTGTTTTGAAGTGTGTTTCTTAATCCTTGATGCAAAGGCTTTGGCCATTTTCCAAACACTACCCAAGCATATCCATCGTGCTCTTCATTTAATTTAGGAATGAACTCATTTTTTACCACACACAGATATGTATGATATAAAAAATTTTCATCATTACTCACAAAAGTTTCTAATGGTATGGTTTTAATAATATTTACAGAACCAATTTCTTCACTGATTTCTCTTTTTAAAGATTCCCACGGTGTTTCTTCATCAGTGTTTTTACCACCTACTAATCCCCACACATTAGATTGTTTACTTTGAGTTCTGTGTAAGAACAAAAATCTTTGGGTATCCAAATTATAGAACAAGGCTCCGCAGCCAATGATTTTCTTATTGGTCATACAAATAATTATGCTATAGACTTAGGTTCCAGGTTCCTTTGCGATATTCGCCTTCAAAGCTCAATAACCATGCTGCGCCGTCCCATTTGTATTGAACACCTGTGTTAAGATTGGTAGTATAAGTTAATTCAATTGCAGAATCTTCAGTGTTAGAATTGGCACTAGCATCAAATATTATATTCCAACGTGATCCATCCCATTCAATAATATCGTTGGCTCCTGCCACAAGATCAGAAGTGTCTATGTTTTTCCAAGCATCGGCTCCATCAGTATTGGATATAGATCCAATGTCATTCAATAATAATAATCTTACTCCTGAATTTTTTATGCTGGTAGGATTGTATGTGGTTGGATCTACGATATAGTCCACTGTGCCTCTGTTGGTTACTCCATTGATCAGCGTGTTGGTTGGGATGGTATCTATATCCCAAATAATAATTAATTGATTTTCATTCAAGCTGTTCAAAGCAATGGTTCCTGATATAGTGCTATCCATATCAGAACGTTCTAAAAGTATTCTACTGATACCTGCTTGATAAATTCCTGGATATGCATCTAATACTTTTCTCCAATTGGTTGTTCCTACTACGCCTTTGTCGATAATTTGTGCAACATTTCCTAACACAATAATATCCCAATCACTGATTGTGGTTCCAATCACTGAATCAGCATCAGTTCTTACCACTTTGCTGGTATTTACACTGCCATCAGCAGTGGTATTGATATCTGCTCTGGCAGTATCAGTGGGTTCGTCTGAATATGCTTTCATCTCAGGCATGCTCATTCCTAAATCAATATTGCCTGTTTTTTCATTAAAAATACTTGTGATAATTTTTGTAATTACTCCTAATTTTTTTACTTTGGTTGGAGCACTAATAAAAATTGGAGTGGTAAATTGTAATGTGGCAATATCTATTTCACTTTCAGTTCCTGTAGGAATACCTCTCGAACTAAATGTTATTCCATTAAGATCCAACACAGTTAAACTGGTCCAATCTATATAATTGTCAGTGGTTTGAAGTTCAAGACTGGGATTAAACAACATTAATATTTGTTCTAATATTTGTAATTTTTGATCTGTATTTGTAGACCAGATGTCCACACTAACTCCCAAA